ATGCGACGATGCCGGCAAACGTGGCGTCGATCTGCATAGGCACGTATTCCGTGGGATTCAGGCACGCGGCGCATGTGCCGTCGGCCGTCACGAACTCCGGGTCCGGCCCCGGCCCCTGTGCCAGACAGCTTTTTGTCAGGTGCCCACCAGAGTGTTTGAGCAGGTGCCCGGACGAACCCTTTTTCAGGCTCGCCATGCGCATGCCCCACGGCGTCACCACTTTGCGAGGTGGGAGCCACAGCGGCTGGATTGTCGGCGCGGTAATTATCATGTATCGCAATACGTCGGCACGTCGATTATCACGCGCCGCTCCACCGAAACAATCTGTATTTTTCCGTCGCGGTCGATACGCAAATCCACGGCGTAAGCATACAGTGTCTCGTCACTGGTATTGTAATATGAAGCGCCGGTCATGACGGTCAGCGCCACGCCGCCGTCGTTCGCCTCGGCGTCGCGGTCCCACGCCACCGCCGAGCTGGCCGCCTCAGAGTGCGAGTCCGAATAAACACGGCTCAGCGCCGACTGGGTAACAAACGGACGCGCCAGATCACTCGTCAGGTGCCACAATGGGACACCATCAGAGTCCATTCCCAATTGACGGCCCGTAACTATGTCGCCCACCTTGAATGGCATCCCGATTGTGTCGGTAGTTTTGCGCACGGTATATCTGTCAACGTCATCAGCGCGGTCCTGCAACGTGCCGCCCGTGGATGATTGTTGCCGCATGCAAAACAGCGATGAAACGTTGTCCGACGTGACGCGAAAAAATTCCACCACGCGATCTGGCGGGCTGAAATAGCGCCTACGCGACGGCTGCCGCTCGAACTCGACGCCCTCAACGCGCTGCACCGCGCGGCTGATCCGCGCTGCTGATTTTTTGTCGAACGCGACAGAGTTGGCCACGAATTACCCCTTAATGTCAAGCCGCATAACAATCTGGCTGATTTCGCCGATGACAGCCGTGGCCGTCGCGGCGTCGGTAATGGCGACTGTCACGCGCACATCCAGCCAGTCGCCCGCCACCAGTGACGTTGCCGTAACCGTGAAATCAACATTGGCCTTCGTCAACGAATTCAGGGTTGTCGCGGCCGTCGCCGACAGGTCGGCACCCACCGCGCCATCTCCGTCCGCCTCGTAGCACTCGACATCCACCGTGGCCGTGGTGTCAGATACGGTGGTGATCATGCCGCCGCGAATGCGACACTCCAGCGTTTGGGCGCTGTCATACTCGGGCGGCAGCTGAAACAAAAACCGCAGTCGCTGCGTCACTGTCGTCGCCTTGGCGTCGGACGTCTGCACCGTAGGTGCGTCCGTGCCGAACGTGCCCTCGATGATGCCCAGGTCATCAGTGGCCGCCGTGCCGGGCACCAGTGCCGCCAGATCATCCCACACGCGGCACGCCGTGAACGGAACGACGTATGCCTGCACGGTGTCCTGCGCGAGCCGCGACCGTGTAATAGCAGCGGTTGAGATAATCATCGCGTTGGTGATTGACGGTGTGTCCAGCGATAGCGCGCCGGTGATGACCACGGCACCATCGAGGGTGATATCACCTGTTAATCTGTCGGGCATGGTGTGCTCCTAAAGGTTCAGTATTGACCAATTTAATTCTTTGGAGGCCTGGAATGACAAAAACACGCCAACCGGGGCGGCCGCCGTCAGGGCAACACCGTTAGACAATAATTGCGGCAGGGTTGGCGGCTCACCCTTGACCAGGATGGGGACCCTGACCCCGGCGACAAGCTGGTTAAATCCGATGTCCAGTACGAACCTATCCCACGTTGCAGGGTTGAACTGCACGCGATAGGTGACCCGGAAATATGTCACGCCGTTCTCGGTGTTTTGCTGCCCGGAGAACTGCTTCATTTTCGCCTGCCGGGGCGCAACCGTCGCGCCCTTGATTGTCAGCGACGAGTTGTTGACGGAGTTCATGTAGTTGAACGCAGTGTTCGCCGGGTAAACTAATTGGTTTCGGATGATAGTCAATTCTGGTAGCGACTGATCCTCTTCCAGCGGCGGATCAAATACATCACCAGCCGAGTTGGTGATAGCCGCGCCGTTTTTGTCGCGGTCGAGTATCACTGTACGGTCGAAATGTCCCCAGCTATATTCATCAGGACGATCAAGCGGGTTTTCCGCGACCACCCCGCCGCCTGAATCGCTGTCATATTCCGTCGAGTACTCAACCTCCACATTCCAATACAGCGGCGAACCATCGATCTGCTGTGGGTCCACCACGATCACCCGTGCTGATGTGTCGGTGTCGTGCAGGTCGCCCCGGCGCGGCACGCCCGCCGCCTGGCGCGCGGTGATAGCTCCGTCAGTCTCCACCGTGTCGAGCACGACGAGAAACACACGGGTATATTTCTTACCCTTTTCGTCGTGGATGGCACGCTTGCCGTCGCGTTTTTCGTTGACGCTGGTTGCTACCATTATGGTATACTCGCCACCTCAATCGCCTGATTTGCAATGTTGCGATCGATGCTGGACAACTTGTCCAGCGCCCTGCCGAATATCCGCACCTGCGCGGCGGTATTGTTTGCGATGTTGTTCAGCGGCTTTTGAATTTGATTGTCTGCACGGCCCGCCGAGAATGCCGCGACTGATCCACGCTCCAGCGCCGCCGGCCGCTGCTCGCGAGTGGCGGCGGTGGTGGACGACGCGGCACGAATCGAATCAGCCAGTCGGTCGCGCGATGCGAACATGGCGCGTGTCAGCGTGTCGATGTCGATGGCATTGCCCGCATACAGTTCGCGCAACTCGCGCAGCTCTGCGATGTGGCGCTCCATAGGATTGCGTGTTTCGGCGAAAATTCCCTGCCCGCGCGACATCATCTGCTGGCGCCTGCCGTCTGCCGCCGCCGCCGCATCATGCGACTTGCGCACCATATCGAGAGTGTCGATCAGATCAGTGATAGATCGGACCTGCGAGTCCGTTGCGCCGATGGACGCGAGCCGCGCGAAGCTCATTTCGCGCTCGCTCATCACCAGTGCGTTGGTTTCGCTTCGCAGGTCGCGCATCATGGACAACACATCGAGCGTGACGCGCTGCGCCATTGACGCCTTGGCCGCTGCGGTGTTCGCGTCCACCTGCGCAATCATCGTTTCGGATTCCATGGCCACCTGCCGCAGGAACCGGCCGGCGAACATCGAGTCCCGCTCCATTTGGGCCAGTGCGCGCTTTCGATCGGCCGCCGCCGCGTCGCTGGCGATCATCTGATCCGCCGAATCAAAGCCGCGCATGCCAGCGCGCTGCTCTAGAAGGTTGCGGTCCATGCTCGTGCTGAACTCGTCGGCACGTAGCGTTGATCCCGCCGGCGGGGTCGGGTCTCGCATCTCAATCAGTCCCAGCGCCGTCAAATGCGCAAATTCCTGGAATGGCAATGCTATTAGCCGGCCGAACTTTTCGGCCACAAATCCTATCTCATTGCCCAGTTGGGCAAATGCTCCCGCTCCCTTTGAGACCGCCTCCGCAACGCCACCAAACTCCGACGACAATTCGGCGAGAATCACCTGCTGCGCAGCCATCAGATTATTGGATTTGACGAACCCCGCGATCATCTCCATTTGCTGATCGTTAAAGCTTACGCCCACCTCACGCAGGGCGCTCACGCCGCGAATCGGATCATTAAGCGCCTTGCCAAGTTGAATAGCGGCCGAACGTGCGTCCTGGCCCATCGCTGCGGCCATATCCAGGACCGCCCGCGTGGCCTGCTTGAATGTCTCGCCGCGCAACTCCTTGAATGTCGCCAAAACCGCCTGGACTGCCAGCACTTCCTGATCGGCGACCGCTGTGACACTCTGGATGGCTAGCGCCTCCTTTTGCAACTGCTCGGCGGTGAACCCCGCCGCGTTACCGGTGGCGCGCAGAACGCCGGCGAGACGCCGCTCGGCGTGCTCCTGCTCCCCGGCCAGATTTACTACTTTTTTTCCGACAGCTATTATCGCCGCGATTGACAGGAGGCGGCCAAATCCAGCCATTGCGGTTTTTGCCCCCGCGACAGCGCCGCGAAAGCCAATCACGGAATCGCGCGCACCATTCACGCCGCGCGTGAACTGCGCCGTGTTCGCCGTGAACGCAACCGCTAAATTACCGACCTTTGCCACGGTTCGCCTTTACCCGTTCATTGTGGGCCCGCGCCCACGCTGTCATTTCCGATTCCATCGTCGCCGGGTCACGCTGCTGGCTTGTCCGATCCCACATCATAAAATCCTGCCCGCGAAACGCTCGTGTACCTCGCGACCTCATCGCGGACGCGACTATACTTATAAGGATTCCCATCTGAGTATCCAGCGGCTCGCCGCCGAACGGCTCTAGTTGGTAGTAGTTCATCCATTTCCGGAACTCTCTATAACTGCACCTATGTTTCGCCTCGACCACCGGACAGCCCCACAGGGCGGCTAGACGGAACCAGAATCGCTGTTCGTGGTCGCGGCGGAGTTTCCCAAGTCGTCTCCCTCGTCCGGCTTGACGCCGCACAGCTCCTGCGCGACGCGAAACACCCGGAACAACACGCCCGAGCCGCGACCGTTCAGCGCGTCCATATCCTCGTCGGCGAACAACCGCGTCCCGCTCTCGTCGCAGGCGCAGCGACATACCAGACGGGCCACGATCTGGCGGTCCGCCAGTTGGCCGTCTGCGCCCAGGCCCGACTCGCGGAACTCGTCGAACTCTGCGCCCGTCAACTCGCGGACGTATACTGTCCCGCCCCATTCGGGGCAGGCGACAGCCTTCATCGCCAGCGATGCACTCAATATCTGATCACGTGTCAACGCCACTGTGAGCCTCCTGCTGTTACGTTGCCGGTGTGATGGTGATTTCGTCGCCCACCTTGATTGTCAGATCGGCAGTCATTTTGTCATTAAATGGACCTGTCGGCCCGTAGTCTGTACAGAACCCCGTGAACGCCCATGTCGCGCCCGACGGCCACGTGATGGTGACGGTTTCAGCCGCCGTGGTGACAGGCGGTGTTTTATCAGGATTAAAATGGATGCTCATAGTCATTTCGCCGGGGTCGTAAAGATCGACAGGCGCAGACGTCAGAGCGTTTGTCGTGCCCTGGTGGCTGGTGTCGATAGAGCCACGCGTAAGCGTCGGGCCGCCGATGTCGCGGATTTCTGCCGTGAACGAACTGGTCGTGAAAACGACGGTGATTCCCGTAGCTACATCTACTAGCGGTGATGCCATATTCAGGCTCCTTTTAGGGGATAGATTCAGTGTGCCATATTGTGAAATCCATCGAGCGGCGGAACACTCCGGCCTCGCTCGAATTGGACGGGCTGATATACTCGTCGCGCTCGTCCTGCAAAATCAATCCGCGCACCGTGGCGGAGTCGGCGGGGTCGCCGAACGACCCGCGCGTGCTGTCCATTGACTGGCGGATAGCGTCGGCGACATTCCACGCAGATAAATCCGTAGCCGCCCACGCGTCGATCTGAATGATGGGGTTGGCCAGCGCTGACGGGCCCGTCTGGTGATGTTCGTGGCCCGTTGTAATCGCCGTAAACGAAACATAGGGCAGTGCGGCACTGGTAGGTACATTGCCCATGGGATAGACGCGCGACGCGACAAGGGCCGTCACAGTCGCGGCATTAGTCAGGTGGTAGTAGAGTGCGGCTTTGATGCTGGCCATCATTTTGCCTTGACCAATTTTTTGATATTTTTCCAGGTCTCAACGCGCAGGATTTCTTCGGCCTTGGATTTGTTCGCGTGAAAAGCCGTCCGCATGAACGGCCGTGCACTTGTTCCCGGATGCCCGCCGTGCGGGGCAGTCCCAAACTCCACCAGGTGTATGTATTTCACCGGGTTAACCGGCCTGCCATCGACGATAATCTTGAATCCCGTCCGCGCACCAACCAGGCCGGACACGCCGGTACGGGCGCTGGCCTTTACGCTGATGCCTA